TTCACCGCCTTGGATTTTGGAAAACGTGTCAGTTTCTGTTGTATACTTTGACCAATATTCAGGAGTAAAATTTATAGAATCTGTGTTGCCCTCATATCTTGCTTCTAAATCTCTGTCAGTGGCAGCTGGTTTAAATTTTGCCGGATCAAGATTTTCATGATGTGGCCAAGGTTCATGTGTAGGTATTCTGCGCATAATTGATTCTATAAGTTTATTGCCTTCTTGATCAGGGAGCGAATGAGTCTGCAAAATTTTTGGTAGTTCGGCCTCTGTAGCTTGCGCAGCAGTGTCGGCCTGTGGACCATTCATATGAATTTGCGAAGCTGTTTCTACAATATTGCCACCAGATTTAGTGTGATTCGAACCGCCTGACGTTTGATAATTGTGTCCGCCTATTTTTAAATCATAATTTTTTCCTATACTAATAGTATGACTGCTTTCATGAATCACATTGACATCTAATTTTACTTTTTCAGTATAGGTCTGATCATAGGTTACATCAACATCTTTTTTTACATTAATTTTTTGATTTTCATCTACAATTAATATGCTATCTTTTAACACATGTGTATGCATTTCTTCTTTGACTTTGATATTTAAATTTCTACCCGCTTCAAAATTAATATCTCTATCAGCAAAAAAGTTTAAATCATTTTTAGTGTGTACGCTTATACTGTCATCGGCGAAGATATCTATCTTGCCATCGCTGGTTAATTCTATCCAAGTTGTTCCTTTACTATTACCAATATAAATTAGATCTTCAGAATTGTGCAATAAAATTTGATGTCCAGTACGTGTTCTTATTCTAACTAATTCATTGTGCGGTCGATCCCGTAGTCCTGTATCTCCACCTTCAACAGATTTGTAGACTGGAGGACCTTCACTTGGTTCTGTCTCCCGCTCCCATTTATCGTCTCCATCATCCATTACAAAACTTGATCCCCCTAGGCGACTAACAAATATATTTGCAGAATGTTCATATTTTCCACCCTTCCCTCTTGGTCCGGTTTTATCCACAGGTCCCGGTGTTGAAATACCAAAAACTGCACTTGGTATTTCTCTTCTAGAACTGCTGGTTGTTATACCGCGTGTGTCATCATTTATTAGACCTTGAGTTGTAAATGATGCCTCAAAATACTTGTGGGCGGGTTTAGGTAATTTTGTCGTATCTGTTGTGGCAACATCACTGGCTTTTTTGTTGTATTCTGCTACTGGAACTCTGGCAGTTAGTCCGTCCACATTATACGAAGTCGCAGCATATCCTGGTGTCATAAAATTCATATTAGGATCTGGAACACATCCGATCCAATAGGCCTTTGTGGTATCGCCGTCAATCATAAAAACAATAACGGTAGATCCTATATCGGGAGGAATAGCCCACCATCCATAACTTTTTTGCGTGCTATTATAATCATTATTCTCATCCACATAGGCAACACTAGTCTGTCCAGCAAATGGGCTCATATATTTGCAGGGTATTACTTCAGTCTCTCTAGCATTTCTATTACCGGATTTATGTAGCAATTCAACCTCAATTGTGCCCATGTAATATGGATCAGCGTAACTTACTACTCTACCTAAAAACGGTCCTGCATTTATTTCTTTTGTTGCGGCAGCAGATGATCGACCTTCTTCATTAGGATTAGCCATTCCAGTCTCCTAATTCAGCATTGTTCTGTGCTATTTCTTCATCTGTAAAACCTGGCCCAGCTCCTTCTAGATCTATTTCATTTTCAAGATCGCTATTAACCGGATCGCCGGCATCTTGATTAATAGGAAATGCGTGTGTTGGAACTTTGCCAAGCAATTCTTGATTATTAATCCTAATTAAATCTAGTGTCTGTGTAAATTTCGCCTGAGCAAATGAACTACTTACCTTCCTAATCTTATAAAGTCCGCTATAGGCCTGTACCAAAGTGCCGCCATCGGTAATATTTTTGTAAAGCCCTGTGTTAATATCCCAGTCTGTCGGCGTTCTAAAATTTATATTAATATAAACTTCTGTATTTTGATAATTCATACTACCGTCACTGTTTACCATTCGATAATTTGTTTCCGGACTAGTATAATTTCCTACTCCACTATCACCAAGGTAATAAGGATCACCGTTAATTTTCAGATCCAGTTCGAGCATGTCACTGCCTATTGTTACAGCATCCATGAAATTTCTAGCCAGTCTAGTAGACAGATCTTCTTTACCTCCGCCACCCTTGCCGTCAGTGCGTTGCTTCAGCACTGTTCTTGAAACTTGTCTAGGAAGTGCATTCTCAGGTGCGGTAGCTCCAACATCCTGAGTGGTTTGCCTTTGTGGAGTGTCTTCTCCGGCATCCTGTCCGGTTTGTTTTTGTTGTTTGACATCTTCATTAGATTTATAATCATCAGCAGTTACGGCTAATCTAAATGAGTTGTTAAGCGTGATATTGAAATCAATTATTTCTGTATTTTTTCCTGTGTAGATATAATTATATTCTTTGATTGCTTCTTTTTTAAGCACATCTAACCCCTTGGGGACTGAGTTAGGAGGTAAAATTATATGTGGACTTACCTTATATGCAATTACCCTATAGACTATCAGTGCAGGTTTTTTTCCAGTCTTACCCATGTTCTTAAGACTATCTAATTGATAAATCTGTGGATCTATACGCCACCATGGGATCATACCAGAATCGTCTACCTGTCCATCTCTAAGTGCCTGTTTAGCGTAGTCACTCATTATCACTACCTGATTAATTACGTTACTAATATCAGTGTCTTGTAAAAATTTAAAGTCACTGGTTGTTACATTAACGGCTAAGTTTCCTCTTATATAAACACCTTTGTCTTCATCATAAACTGCATTATCTTTTCCAAATGGACTATCACCTGCTCTAGCAGCACTGAATCCCATGCTGGCCTTGCCAACACTGTTTACCGCGCCGGTGTCCTGCACAAAGGTTTTATTAAGTTGATTTTGGCCTTGCTTCAGTTTTAACTTTGAATAAATGTCGCCACCGTCTCCGCCACCTTTAGGATTCCGTGTAGCTTTATTAATGTCTAAATCCGCACTTTGATAAGGTGAACTGGGATCTTCAGGAAAAAGTATAACCACTTCATCGGGTACTTCATTTCTCTCTTTGGCCTTTTCTTGTAGAAAATCATTTATGGCCTTCTGCAAACTTTTTTCTCCGGTCTGTAACATTTCCTGAACGGTCTCTCCGGATATAGTTGTATCCGTGAGTATGGTATGGTAGGACCTATTAAATGCTTGTTGTGTATAGGGATTCGCGGTAATTTCATATTCCGTGCCTTTTTGTGTGACCCTTGCAGACATGTCTGCCAATGTTAAAACATATAATCTTCTCTCTTTAGGTAGACTTACAGCTAGATTGTCTTCTGTGTGTCCAGTAAAATCAATAGTCAATAAAAATGGTGCACTGCCTAGATAGCTTGGGTGTCCTGCTTCTACTGCCGCTTTTTGCAGCGCCTGTGGAAATAATCCCATACTGTATGGTTCAGTTATTTTGAAACTTACACCCATGATATTGCTATTACCGCTGTCTTTGCTAAATGCACACAGATGATTAATGCTGACATTATCCATGAAAAAATCAAATTTGCCAAATGCGGTTTCAATTCTGTTTTCTGGATTTATTGATCCGCTGGCTAGGATCAGTGTGTTAAATCTTCCAGCGCGATAAGTTGACTCCGGAAAATTAAGACTGTCATCATCAAGACATGACAAAGTAAACAAATAACTGTAACTGGCGAATTTTCCTAGAATATTTGGAAACGGTGGTACTCCTGTAAGCGTGTTTTTCGTTTTTTTGATTTCATCAGTTTGAGATATGTTGCCCAGATTAATTTTTAATTGCGGTGGAACAATATTAGCCAATAATCCTGGCAACTGTCCTAGTGACTGTCCTGCAAGCCCCGCTAATTGATTCCCCAACGAACCTAGCGCGGTCTGTGCGTTGGTTAGTTGTCCTTGTAATGCCTTGGTTGCATTCAATCCGGTCGCCACGGTGGCGTCATTTAATACTCTATTCACTGTTGTTGTTAGACTTGTGGCCCCTAATTTATCTAAACCAAAATTTGGCATGTTAGATTCCCAATAATGCAACTAGGCCTGATCTTTTAGGAATGTATATTTGCACACCAGGTACAAAGTCAAATATAGGATCTTGTAAAACGTCCATGTTTCGCTGTGTAAATACCCACCAAAGTTTAGCAGTTTGATATAAATCAAATGCAAGGAGATCGGGCCGGTAGGCATACTGTGCTTCTATTGTGTATAGAAAGTCATCTGATTCGGCTGGCACTGGTCTAATTTTTAGTATATCTAAAAATTCTTTCTTTATTCCTGTGTTAGCCCAAGGACTAGTATTAGCATAAATGGTATTAGAAGCCATTAGATATATCCTGTTCCGCCTTTGACATAATCACCGTTAACAAACTTTTGTAAACTAAATGTTCTAGCCGCATCTCTACTGTACACTGGCTGTAATGATACCGTGAAACTACTTTTTGTTGGCACATAGGTTTTGCCTCCTTGGACTCCTCCGCCTGAATTGGCTACTTGATCTCGGAAGCTGCCGGCAAGGCCTTTTACTCCTTGCGCAATATTATTTGCTAAACTTAATGCGGCCCCGGCTCTTGGATTTACTGCGCTGATAAGGGTCGAAGCGGTGTTTAGTGCGCTGGCCGGGGCTCCTGCAAGATTATTTGCAGCTAATGCAGTAACATCTGTGGCTATGTAATCACTGTTTCCATCTAAATCAACACTGACATTAGTCACTACTACTGGCACATTTTTAAAGACAAAATCTCCGTATGCATTGAAAAAGAGTATCGGTGGCGGATTGCCACCAAGGTCGTCTTCACCTGAAAACATCTTTGTGCAACTGCGTAAAAAATGCAACATGGCTACCCAGTATGCAGCCTGTTCAGAATCCTCACAGTAAAATGGAGCATTGATATTAATTGAATCCGCGGTACTGTTTTCGTAATTATAAAAACTAAAGTTTTGCTGGATCGGACTTGTTTTTCCGTAACTAGCAGAATTGCTTATACGTATTGTTGGAGTATAAGGAAAAATGGCGCCGCCGGCATTTCGCAGTGGAGCTAGAATCTGTGATGAGGTAAAACTAGGCACTGGAGGAATGCTTAGTCGGACACGCCAATCTGTTTCTCCAAAACTAGCCGAAGCGTTTGTTATTTTACCTCTAGTTTCACCATTGGCCGGCAGTGTCAAACTTCTAACTGCGCTGATGATGTTACCGGTCCGAGATAAATTATTAAGCGCACCGCTTAATTTGTTTGCTATGCCGCCTATAGTGCCTAATGTGCCCACTGCTGGTATACTTGAGGAGCCAAGAGATCTAGCTGTGTTGGCCAATGTGGCAAGTCCTGCACCAATTCTGTTAGAATCAAATAAAGACGGCATGTGTACTCCTAGTTACTCATATTTAGTTGACAGAATTATATGCGTATTTTATAATAGCAAGGGGAATCATATTAAATGAAAGTAAATTATCTTAACAACAAAGACCTTTTAGAAGAAATACACAAATCTAAAAACACTTACAGTTCATACGCACAACCAGAATACAATCAGTATGATATTATTCTGCCAAATCTAGAAAAAATAAACATTCGAACTGTAGCAGAAGCCAAACGCAATCGTGCAAAACGTTTGGGTATACAAAACTTTGAGAAACGCAAAGCTCAAGGAGAAAAAATAAAACCGTCAGAGTGTGAGATCGACTATAAAAAAATAGCTAAGACAGATCTAGTATTTAGAATTATGACCTATGATCATATTCCTTCTAACAGCACTAGAAAGCGCAATCCAAAAAATGAAGCAGATAAAAGAGATAGGGTAAATTTTCCAGCATTTCAGCATTGGAAATTCTCTGATGATGACAAATTAATCTGCGTGGGGAAAAGTCATTGGCGGGGAGATCTTACCAAGGGAAAATTTAGTAAAGACCACGGTCAAATCACACCGAATCTTGCTCGCATGTTTTTAAAATTGTGCGAACGTTACGCTACTCGTGGCAATGTTCGAGGTTACACATACAATGACGAAATGCGTGGCCAAGCAATTTTACAGCTTACACAAATTGGTTTACAATTTGACGAATCTAAATCAAATAATCCGTTTGCCTACTATACGGCGGCTGTAACTAACTCATTTGTGCGTGTAATTAATATTGAAAAACGCAATCAAAGCATAAGAGATGATATATTAGAAATGAATGGAATGAATCCAAGTTATTCACGCACTGGCCAGGGAGAACACGAATCTGCAATTCGCCGTTATGAAGACTCAGTCGATTGACTATCTCGTTGAAAGACTGTATAATAATAGGCGGAGGTTTGTAATTGAGTAATCTTTTTAAAAAGGCAGCGTGTTTCACAGACATACATTTTGGCCTTAAATCGAATAGTTCCATACATAATCAAGACTGCGAAGATTTCATAGACTGGTTCATCGCAGAAGCCAAACGGCACGACTGCGATACGGGCCTGTTTCTGGGAGACTGGCATCATAATCGTAATTCCCTAAACATAACCACAATGGATTATAGCCTAAGGGCTTTAGAAAAGCTAGGCAAAGCCTTTGATCAATTTTATTTCTTTCCTGGCAATCACGATCTTTATTACAAAGACAAACGTGATATACATTCCGTAGAATTTGGCAAATATGTTCCTGGTATAGAAATCGTTCATAAACCGATAACAAGCGGTGATGTCACTATGTGCCCATGGTTAGTGGGGGATGAATGGCGTAATGTAGGTAAAAAAGGAGGCCAGTATATTTTTGGTCACTTTGAATTGCCAAACTTCTTTATGAATGCCATGGTACAGATGCCCGATCACGGTGAAATACAATTAGATCATTTCAAAGATTATCAACTGGGATTC